TTGGGCCAATGCAGCTTCAATTTCGTTCGAAGTCGACGGGACTCCGGGCAGCAATGACATGCCGGGAAGTATCGTTCTGTCGACATCCAGAGATTCTACGCAGACCAATTTGGAGAGAATGAGAATTTCGGAAGACGGACAAACAACCGCCACTGGCCCAAGATTCTACATTAACCAGTTGGCGCAGTCATCGTCTCCACTGGCGGCTTTAGAAATTGATTCAGGATTGCATTCTCAGGTAACTTCAGATCTCACAGACGTTTATTTTGGATTTGATAGATCGATCAGCTACACAAGCATCCCCGCATATCCTTCAGGCTATGTGGGATTAAAAATAAAGAGCCCCACAATCACTTCCGTCGCTTCGGGCGGTCTTTTGGCAACGTCATTGCAGATCGACAGCTTAACCGGCTCAGCGTTGGCATCGACCGCCTCGGTAACTAACGCGGTTGGTTTATCCGTTGCCAATTACAATAGCCAAAACTCTGTTGAAGCTGAAAGTGCATACAGCGCACTGTTTCAATTGTTTGGATTGCCTGACAATTCAAAACATACAGCAGACATTTCCAGAGCTGGGTTACGAATCACAAGTCTTGGAGACAGTGTAAGTCTTGGAAATCAGGTTGCTAGTGTGGACTCTGTTTCTGGTATTGATATTTCTGGATTCAATGTGACTGCGACGGCTGCGGTTGCTCTTGGTTTTGCAGCAGGCGTTTATGTTGAAGACTCTCCAACTCTGGATGTTGACATCACTGGCCCAACATACTCTGTTTTTGTCGATGATGGTCTTTCAAGATTCGACGGAGGCCTAGCAATCAACGGCTCCACAACTCAGAACGTTGTTGGAACAGTTTACTCCCCAACGTTGACCAATGTGGCCAACCTAGATGGTTCTACAGGATATGCTTGTCAGTACAGCCAGACTGCGAATACTGTTACAGTAGGTTGTAAAGTAAGTGTGGACCCAACTGCCCCAGCCGCCTCAACTCAGTTAGGCATTTCTCTACCAATTCCGTCGGCTATTTCTGCTGATGATCAAGTAACAGGGACTTGTTACGCTTCGGGAATTGCAGCTCAGGGAGCCGCTGTAATTGGTGACGCAACCAACGACAGGGCTCAAATGACTTTCATTTCTGCTGATGTTTCTAACCAGCCGATGTATTGTAATTTTATTTATCAAATTATTTAAGGGGGTTTTATGTTTGGACACGGAAAATTTGGGAAGATTAGTCGGGTAGTTTCAGAGGCGGAGTCTGGATTGACTAGCTTGGGAAATGATCTTTTTAAAACAACTCAGGTTGTAGAGAGACATTACCACCTAGACGATTTAGCAGCCGCAAGAGTTCAGCTTCAGGAAGACTTGGAGAAGCAACAGGCGATGAATGTTGCTTCTGAAGTCATTCAAGACACACAAGGCAGAATTGACGCAATCGATCTTGTTCTGGAATAGGAATAAAATTGAAAAATATTCTCTCAAAAATATTATCTATTTTGCTGGTTTCAGCAACGGCTTTGGCTGGGTCTGGTCAATACCAGCCTAAAAACTTGAGTGGTGGTGGGGTTATTTCAGGAGCTTTAAGCATTTTTGCTACCAGCACTGAAGCGTTGTTGATTGGGAAGGCCGGAGACACAGGGGATTTGTGCGCCTTTGATACGTCTACAACTCAGCTTGCTTGTTCCAATACTGGCACTCTCACAAAGAATTATCTGTTTGCAGGCTCTACTTCGACCCCACAATTTACGTATGTGAATAATGGAACGATGCGTTTTTCCATGATCACCCATAATGATACCGGAGCATTCGCCCCTTTCTTGACCTATGCAAAAAGTCGCGGAACTCAGGCTTCACCCACAATAGTTGCTTCTGGAGACACTATCGGGTCGACTCTTGGAATAGGTTTCGATGGAGTTGATTACGCGTCTCTTGCGTCTATTGCCTTTAAGGTTGATGGGACTCCGGGAAGTAATGACATGCCGGGGAGCATTTCGTTTAATACTGTATTGGATGGAACGGCGGCCCTAGTAGAAAGCGTTCGAATAAACAACAGGGGTCAGCTTCTTAAAACGGCCACCGGAACAATTGCAGATTCATTCGTTCTTGCAACCGCAACAATAACGCCAGACATTGTGTCGGTTTCACAATCAATAGCCAGACTTTATCAGGCATCCTACAGCGACACATCTATTGTCTCTCCAATTATCACGTCACTCAGAGCAAGAGGAACTCAAGCATCCCCAACAATAGTGGCTGATGATGACAGAATTTCCGTTCTTCTTCATTCGGGTTTTGACGGAACGGACTTTTCAAACTCTAGCGGTATTCTTTTTGAGGTCGATGGCACTCCCGGAACTGATAATATTCCGGGAAGAATTTCTCTAATGACTCACGATGATGGGAGCATTTCGTCTGTTGTCGCCCGTCAGGTAATTGAGAATCACGGGGAGACAACTTGGACACGCGGAACAAACATAAATGCTTTGACCGCCTCAGTAGAAGACCCGACATACATATTTGATTCGTCTGCCACAAAGCTATTTGCTACCGGAGCAATGTCTGTTTATCGAGACTACCAATACAAAGGCCCCACAATTGCATTCGCCGGAGCCAGCACTGCCAATATTGTGTTTACGCAAGAGTTTGGAGCGATGCCTGCTGCTGGAGCAAATGCCGAATTCAATTCTTCTATTGGACAGCTTTTGGGGTCAATGGACGGGTCGTGGGCCTATGCTGATAGTAACGTTCAGGCTGTCGTCTTGATGCCACAAATTCCAAATGGAACCAGCTCTGTAGATCGATTGATTGGTTTCGGAGTTGCTTCTGTTGCAGATATTTCTCTTGGAGATCAAACTAGACCTGTATCAGAGGTCAACCTTGTCGAAGTCGGCGGGAATGTGACGCTGGTTTCAACCGGCTCTATTACCGTTGGGGACGCAATCTCATTGCGCTCTGAAGCCATTAACGCTGGATCCGGCGTGACTCTTCTTGAGGAAGACCGATATTCCGCAAAGTTTTATGAAGGAATCGTCTCAGTATCGAATGCTCGCTTGCAGCTTTCTCAAGGCGACACGGTAGCATCGGCTAGCACGATCACTCTTCCCTATGGAAATTACCCCTCGACGGCCGGTGGCAATACTTTTGAAGTGAGCGGAACCACCACCATCGACTACATTACTTCAACAGGATGGACCAATGGTTCTGAAATCACCCTGTTGTTTCAAGATTCTTTGACCGTTACCAGCGGTGGCGGATCACCTCCGGGAACAGCAAAACAAATTTTGATTGAAGGCGGTAATTTTTCAGCGACTTCAGGGGATATGTTAAAGTTGCAGCTCAACACAGTGAGCGGAACCACTGCTTGGAGAGTATTATCTAAATCAGTCTTATAGGGGGAGTCATGAAAGTAATTTATTATGCGATTGTAATAGCTTTGATTGGGGCGTCTGCCGAGGCCAATTTTAAACTTTCTAAATACGGAAAGCAGAAGTCGATCAAGTTCGTATCAGAATCGGCATTGCAGCCAGTGACCATCGGTGGTAAAAAGTATTTTAGAAGCTACCAGACTTTTGAATTGTTGTTTGAAGAATCTGATTTGGCTCTTGAGCAAGAGCTTCTTCAGAAGAAGATTCAATTGCAGGAGTCGGTCGACAACAGTCAGGCCGTTGAGAAGATGGAGAGTGTGGTTCAGGAATTGGAATCACACGATCTTAAAAAGAAAACAGACTTAGAAAACTAGGAGAGCAAAAATGAAGAAGATTTTTATTGCGCCAATCATCTTGGCCTTAACGCTCGCTGCAAGTGCTTTTGCACAATTCAGCCCAGCCAATAGCAACGCTTCTGGGTACAATGAGTGGTTTCAAAAGAACAATATGGGGGTATTTTTGGGAGCCTACCCAAACGCCTCTGTGACGTACAACGGCACCAATCTTTTGCTCGACGTTCTTCAAGGCGGCGGCAAAGTATCGATGCCGGACGGGGTTGATCTCGGTTCGGGATCTTTGACCCTTGGTTCTTCTTTGGTTTTTGAAGGCTCGACAGCCGATGCTTATGAAACAACTTTGACAGTTGTGGACCCGGCCTCTTCTGATAAAACCATTACACTTCCAAACCAAACCGGTGCAACCATTCTTTCGGCTGGCGGAGTGGCTGAATCTGCAAATGCAATTTCAGGCGGTACTGGAACACTTGTTTTTGAAGGTTCAACAGCGAACGGGTTCGAAACCTCTTTGGCCGTTGTAGACCCAACAGCAGACCAGACTTTCAGTGTACCAAATTTTGCCGTGAATGCCGCCATTCTTGCCTCCACTTTAGTTACAAACACAATTGATGCCGCCAATTCCCTTTGGGCCGTGTCTAACGGATTGGTATTTGAAGGCGCAACTGCTGATGGTTTTGAGTTGACGGTTTCTCCGTCCGACCCTGCCGCCGATGCTGTATTGACTCTCCCAGCATTGACCGGAGAAGTGTGCGTTGCCGGAAATATTATTGTAAGCGCAGGAGCCAATACCGCCTGCACAACAACATGCGGCGCAGGAAAATGTTGTGGAGGATTTGACACCGGAGCCCCTGCTATTGTTGGGTGCGCTGATGCCACCGCTGACCAATGCTTTTGCAATCCATAACGGAGGGTGAATGGAACATATTACTCCTTTTGCAAAAGACGTTTATCAGACTTATGGCTTGCTCGGTCTTATTGTGGTTGCGGTTTTGATTTGTTGCGGTTGGTTTTTTCATAAGACCCTAGTTCACTTCATGGGATCGATTGATAAAAAGGATGCCGCGATAAATGATTTGGTGATGGAATTCACAAAGCAGATTGAGGGTAATACTTCCGCTCTTGCTCAGAATTCCGAACCGCTTCAGAGACTTGTAAGAGCCAGTGAGAAGATGACCGATCATGTTGAGAATATGTCTTCACAAAACAAATTGGAACACGCAGAGATTCTCCAATTTGTAAGACGACCCGCCACGAGGTGACTATGGGTGCCTTAAAAAAATTATCGAATACTAAAAGCCTTGGCAAACCAGCCAAGGCTTTTAACTTTGATCAGACAATGGTTTTTGTTTTGAAATGGGAAGGCGGCCTTTCTAATAAAAAGTCCGACCGAGGTGGGCTTACAAAGTACGGTATTTCACAAAAGGCATACCCCAAACTTGATATCAAGAACCTCACGATGGAAAAGGCTTTGGATATTTACAAGTCTGACTATTGGGTTCCGTCTGGAGCGAATGAACAGCCTTGGCCCGTATGCTTGGCGGTCATGGATTCCGCCGTCAATTGCGGAGCAGGGACTGCAAAGAAATGGCTTCTTTCAGGAATGGCACAAAATAAGACCGGAATGGACCTTGTTATGGAAATTGTCTTCAAGAGACGCCAGAAATATGCCCAGATTGTAGCCCGGATGCCATCCCAGCAGGCGAACCTGAAGGGATGGAACAACAGGTGTGATGATTTGATTTTGTTTGCCCTGAAGCCATTTAAAGCGTAAAATTTCAAAACAGGAGATAATTATGGGACAACTAATGAGCGGCGCATTTCAAGTAATCGATTTTCTTTTCAAAAAGATTCCTCTTTTGAGCAAGCATCCAGAATGGGCGTGTGTTCTTGGTCTGGTCGGGCTTGCTGCAGTGACTCTTTTGGACGCCAACAAAATGATCGACCCCAGTCTGGTTTCTGGTCTTCAGCTTGGGTTTTCAACCCTTGCTGGTGTAGCTGCGAATTCTAGCGGCAGAAAAGAAGAAGAAAAAAAATAATGTGGGATACTCTCAAAATAGTTTTGCAGGTCGCTTTGGAGTTCCTGAAGGCATGGGGGACTCCAAAGGACCGGGCAGACGTTCAGGAGCAAGAGCGCATTGCGCGCGCGCGTAACGTTCGCAACCTGATTGCCAAAGCCCAAAAAGAGAGAATTGAAAGGGCCGCATTGAGGGAGGCCCAGATTGCCCTAGATGCTGAAAAGAAAAAGGGGGGCTTTTGAAAAAGATCAACATGGTCTTCGCCATTATCAATATTCTCTTTGCCATCACCCTTGTAAGTTCGTGTGCCAAACAACCCGTCATTATAGTTCCAGAAAAAGACACTTGCCAGATTGAATGGCCCGCAATGGTCAAGGATCTTCGCGCCTGCGAAGCAGACTTGACCGAATGTCAAAACCATATTTAACCTTTAAAATCAAACACTTAAACGTCTCACCGAAATATACTTCGGGAACAATAGTAATTACTTGTTGACGTAAGCAATAAATTACGGCATATTGTTCACATGCCGTGATAAAGCGGCGCAAAACGGGAGAACGGGAAATGAAAAAAATAACAATCAGTTTGGTTTTAAGCGGCGTGTCGGGCCGAAAGATAATCTGGATTGCTGACTGCGCGAATCGTGACATTGCGGAATTGCTCGCAAGGTCGGTGTACATTCAAGATCTGCTTTCGGATGCTAAGTATACCGAGCGTGGTATAGTTATCTCTGAATCGGACGAATCTACCGAAGAAAGCGAAAGCTCTTTATGAAATACAGAATTTACCCAGCAAAAGAGAAGCCATCAAATAAAGAGTTAGATTCATTTTCTGTTGTAATAAAAAAACATCCTCCAAAGTCTCCTGTTTTCAGGCCGACTTTTAAAGAGATGCTTGAGTATAATTTATTAAAACTGTGCGCCTCTGTAGGCGTAACGAATTGTGATGCCAATTATTTAAAATCTCAACAAACTATTATTTTATCTGGTTCTAAAAATGACATTGCAAAATTGGTTATGGCTCATGATGAATTAAAATCAATAGTGGGTCCCGGAATCATTTTTCATTTCAGAGTTTATAAGGAGGTTCAAAATGACCTATAAAATATACCCCGCAAAAGAGAAGCTGAAGGGCGTCGATCCATACATTGAGGCAATAGAAATTCACGACATTCCAAACTGGCGAGATGACGAAAATGCCATTGCTCTTGTGTGGGTGATCGAATGCGAGGGGAAAAAACTTTGCTATTGTGACACTCAGGAAGACGCCTTGTTTGTAACGGATTTATTGGAAAATGGGGTGTAATAAAATGTCACAGCCAGAATGCGATGAGTCTTTCATAGATTTAAAATGTGAATGCTGTGGCGAGCGTCATGAATCAGTTGATTATTACTATTCAGATTCGCCTACTGAATCAAAACCAATTAAGCTGTGCGTATGGTGTCATGAGTCTGATTATCCAAAATGGGAGAAAGAAAAATAACAATATACAAATTGACGTAAACAATAAATGACTGTAAAGAATGGGAATGAAAATCATGAAATTTAACCATAAACTTTTTAAAAAAGAGCGTGAAAAAATCGGCTTATCCTTTGGCAAGTTTGCTGAAGCGTTAAAGCCATTTGGCCCGAAGGCGTCCAAGACCATTGTTTGGAGTTGGGAGAATGGAATCAGGCAGCCGTCGGTCAGGTACCTAAAGGGTATTTGCGCGATTCTTGAAAAAGACGAGAACTTTTTTTACAAATAGGCAGAAAAAAATCGGCCCGGTCATAGTGACCCGGACCGATCAAGGGGAAGGAAGCATCCCCAGAATACCTGCCAGAAAGAGAGAAGTCAACATGTCCGAAACATCGGTTGTTTCCGCACAACCAAAAAATGAGATCCAAATTTATTCTACGGAGCAGATTGACCTTATCAAGCGCACCATATGCAAGGATGCGACCGACGATGAGCTGAAGCTCTTTGTTCAATGTTGTCAGCGAACCGGGCTCAATCCTTTCGCGCGTCAAGTCTACGCTCTAAAAAGATATGACGGCAATAGCGGCAAGATGGTCATGTCAATTCAGACTGCAATTGATGGGTTCAGACTGATTGCCGAGAGATCTGGAAAATACTGCGGCCAAAAGGGACCAGAGTGGTGTGGGAAAGATGGAATTTGGACTGACGTGTGGTTGTCAGATGAGGCTCCGTTTGCTGCACGCGTCGGGGTTTTACGCGAAGATTTTAGCGAGCCGTTGTGGGCGGTGGCAAAGTATAATGCATACGTTCAAATGACAAAGAACGGTGAGCCGAATTCGATGTGGAAGAAGATGCCAGACAACCAGCTGGCAAAGTGTGCCGAGGCACTTGCGTTGCGCCGAGCTTTCCCGCAGGAGCTATCAGGGCTCTATACCTCGGATGAAATGGGTCAGGTATATAATCCAGAAAAAACAAACGTGATGCCAAAAGAACGTCCTGTCACGGTCGATCAAAATGGAGAGGTTGTAGAACCAGATTCTTTTCCAGAACATCATGAGCCTCAAGAATCAAAACCATTAGTCATTTCAGAAGCTCAGGCAAAGCGATTGTTTGCAAAGTCAAAGACAGCAAGCGTTTCCCACGACCAGCTAAAAGATTATCTTTTTACAAATTACAGTATTGAAAGCACAAGAGACATTAAGCGATCAGACTATAATACGATTTGCGATTGGGTGGACTCGTTTGGTGAGCCGGGGGCAAATGGGTAAGTTAGAATTTGACAGCGAGAGGCACCTTTATTTTTTGGATGGGGTGCCTCTCGACTCTGTGACGCAAATTTTGCAAAAGAGCGGCTATGTAGATGACCGCTGGTTTACCGATGAGGCAAGAGAAAGAGGGAAGGCTGTACACGAAACAATTAGACTGATTCGTAAAGGCACCCTCGATTGGAGTTCGGTTAAAAAAGAAATCGACGGTTACATTGAGGCGTTTTGTGAGTTTGAAAATGACACTCAATTTATTGCTCTACCAGAGTTTTCAGAGCGCAGAATGTACAACCCAATTTATCGCTACGCCGGAACAATAGACGACCTTGGTTTGCTGAATGGAAGTTATGCGTTGATTGATTACAAGACCGGCGATTCATCGTCGGCCAACGTGCAAACAGCAGCATACTTACATTTCCCTGAAGTATTCGCGTACCAGCCAACTAGGTACTCGGTAAAGCTAAACAAAGACGGCACCTACAAGCTGAAAAAATACACAGACAACAACAAAGACTTCTTGACGTTTTTGGAGTGTCTGAATAGGGTAAACAATAAATAACGAAAGGGAAGATATGGGACTAGATGCTTATGGGTATTTCACCCTAAAAAAAGAGTTTGATAATGAAAAATTTGACATCGAAGACATATTAAAAAGATTACATAACGCTCATTTTAAAGACAGTGTTGGCTTGAATTTTCTATCACAAAGAAAAGAGTTATTTGAAACAGACGATGGCAAAGTTTTTGGTTGCCCGATTCATTTCGATCAAAGGTATTTTGGAGAAGACTACACAAGAGGTAATGCCTGTAAAATAATAACTTTAATAGAATTTTTAAGAGCCCAGCCTGAAGTTGATAAAATTTACTACGGTGCCGACTGCTCAATGTATGAAGATTTTCTTTTAGAATGGACCAAACAAGATTCTATTGATCTTTTATTGTTATTTTTTAAACACGGCAACGGAAGCTATTATGATTGGGGCACTGAAATCAAAAATAGTTGGGACAATACTTGGGGAAAATTATGACAGAACCATTTGCAGAGATGTTTTGCTTGCAAGTATTCGATCAGGGTCAATTGGCCGCATACCACTCAGAGCCAAAGCTAGAAATGATCTTGGCAATTCGTGATCGACTGAAAAAAGAGCATCCAGAAAAAGAGTTTAAAGTTTCATATTACCAATTTGTGAAGGAGTTTAAAAAACCGAAGTCTAAAACGGGAGAGTAAAAAATGAATGTACAGATACCAGAAACAAAACAGATCGAGACAGGGGTCACCGAGATCAAATTGATAATAGAAAAATTTACGATCAATTCTCACGAGGAATATCTTTACTTGAGTGATATTTTAACAAAGCAGAAAGCAATGAAGAAGTTTGCTGTTGATCTTTTTAAAGACCCGAAAGACAAGGCTAACCAACTTCATAAGTCTATTACTGGAGCAGAAAGAAAAGTAATCGACCCTATTGATGAAAATATTTATCTTGCCGACAAAAAAGTTTCTGCATGGAGACTGCAACAGCTTAGAATCCAAGAAGCCGAATCAGAAAAATTGCGCAAAGAAGCCGAGGCCGCAGCCGCGAAAGAAGCTGAAGAGCTTCGCAAAAAACAGGACGAAGAAAGACTGCTTACCGCTCAAAGCCTTGAGAAGCAAGGGTTTACCAAAGAGGCCGATGCTGTATTGGAGCAGAACATTCCCGCGCCTGTAGTTGTTCCGAAGCTGGTCCTTGTGGATAAACCAGAAGTGGCAAAGGGTCAGACTCTTAAAATATCATATTCCGCGAATGTAAGTGACCCAATGACTTTGCTTAGAGAGATCGTAGCGGGCCGTCAGCCTATGGCATATATTACCTTTAACATGGTTGCGCTCAATAAGCAGGCAAGCCTTCTGAAAACAGAATTGAGAATCCCCGGAGTCACTATTGTTGAGAATGCGTCGACTTCACAAAGGGGGGCGTGATGAAAATTATAGCAGTTTTTATTCTATGTTCTTTTGCCGGATCAATTGCAGCGTGGGCAGGCACTGAAATATTATTTCGTTTACGCTTTAGAAGACAAATTAAAAAATTGGCTTCTGAAGATGGATTTTCCGCAGCACAAGAAAGATTCAATAAAAAAATAGCTGAATTAAGAAGTATGGAAATTGAACACAACAAACTGGAGAACGGGAAATGAAAAAAGGAACTATAAAAATATTGTGCATGTTGCTTATCAGCTCGACATGCACCGCCAAGTATCTTGATTTTGATGGCGAGGAGATTCTTGGAATAGCGGTTCGAAGTGGCAATTTAGAAAAAACTCAAGAGATTTTGTCTCAATACAGAACCAATCAGAACATTGTATTCGAGGCAGTCAGTGCTGCGGGACATTTTGGTTGCAACGGAGAAGTTGTCGAGTGGCTTGTTCAAAACAAATACAAATTGAAAGCCCTGCATGAGGTGGCCGCCAAGATAGCGGTCAATAAGATTTGCCCAACAGCTTTCAAGGCAATCGCCCCTCAGCTTTCTAGTCATGACATTGCTGTAGCAGGTCACTGCTTATCAATTCAGCCGGTCCAGACCTACGTTTACAAGCGAAACTATCCTTGGAGCAAATTCAAGATTGCAGACAAGAACGGAACGGCCGACGAGATTCTTTCCCGGTTTGAAGAAATGGGAAAGGTATTGATCGAGGAGAATTACAAGCGTTGTGATGGGTCGCCAGTCAATATGAATTGCGAAGCCTTGATTGCCATAGCCAGAAACTTTACCCTTCCACTGGAAAGCGTTTCTGTTGAATTGAAGGCTATTCAAAAAAGGCTAGCTCAAAAGTTTGTCTCTACGTTTGACAAGTCAAAATAATAAAGTATTATGTGGGCATGAACGGGAAAATTCATAATCACATTTTTTAGGGTCGGTGCATTTCTTCCCGTTCTGCACCTAATCCTGTCGTCGGGCCTCCCGGTCTGGCGGCAGGAGCCCTGCCCTTTTTAAATATACAGTTGCATATTTTTTGTGGGGGAGTAGAAATATTTTTATGAACCGGAAAATTCATCTAAAAATACAATAAAATTTCGGTCGGCGCGTTCTTTCCGGTTCTCGCCTTATGCTGTCGTTTGGTCACCAGATCAAACGGCAGCAGCCGAAAACCTTTGGGGATTTATGGGTAAAGACCCAGCATTTCTATTTTATCCGGGAGACTGGCTTGGGGGAACAATTATGTTTTCTCGACTAGAAAGAGGCGCGTATATCGACCTTCTTGTAGCCCAATTTAATCACGGGCACCTTTCGATTGATGAAATTCAGCACATTTTAGGCGCAGAATTTCACTTGTGGGAGAAAATTAAATCAAAATTCAAATCGGATGCTGATGGAAAATTCTACAATTCACGCCTAGATGACGAGAAAATAAAGAGAAAATCCTATTCGGAAAGTCGAAGGAAGAACGTCTCTAAACGCTATGAGACCTCTTTGGACTCTACATGTGTAGATACACATGAATCTACATATGTAGAACATATGAACCTACATATGGAAAATGAAAATACAAATAGTAGTGTAGTTGCTGTTAAGGGGGGTGTAGGGGGGAAAAGATATCCACACCTTGTGGATAAGTGCCCTCACTTTTCAGACCCGGAGTTTCACGAACTATGGGCGGCGTTTGTTGAGGTGAAAGTCAAAAAGAATTCCCCCCTGACAGGCAAGTCTCAAAGTTTGATCTTTTCGAAATTAAGCGCACACCCGATTGCCACTGCAAAGAAGATGCTAGAGGCGTCTATTGCGGCTGGCTACACCGATGTTTATGAACCAAAGGAAAGTAAAAATGGAAAACAAAGCAGCCTTGCAGACGCGCTTAAAGAATGGGATCGCCTTACCGACCCTAAATCGTGATGTGTTCATGAAGGGGGTGGCTTGGATAGGCGTATGTTTCCCTTCTCTTTTAGGGGAGGCAGCAAGGATTGAAACATGGTTTCGATTATTGAGGGACTTGCCGGACGAATTATTTACCAGAGGTGTTTTAGAATTTTGCAAGAATCAAAAAGAGATTTATCCGGGAACAAACCCTATTGCATTGATACGAAGCTATGCGAGAGAAGTTTGGCCGGAGTTTTTAGACAGTGAGTGGAATACTAGCGAGGGGTTGTTGGAACGCAAACGTTTGGGACTGATACGGGAGGAAAAATGCTAAGTAGATTTGATTTCAATTCGCAGATGGAACAGCTTGCGATTGCTTTTGGTCAACCAATAGGGGGCAAGTTCAAAGACCAGATGGGCGTTTTTTATGAGGCCATAAAAGACAAGCTAGACGACTTGTCTTTTCGTAGAACAATTAATTACATTCGAGACAACAACGATAAATTCCCCACAATCAAAGTGTTGTTAGAGCTTGGCCGGTCGTTTCGTCCTGCAGTCGAAAGAAAAGAAACCATGTGCATGATTTGTGGTGGTTCGGGATGTCTTACAGCAAAGTCCGACGACGGGTACAGATTTGTTTTCAAGTGCAAGAGCTGTAATAACTGCAAAGCTGACTATCCGGTTTGGGATTATCAAACAGGGTTTCAGTTAGCTTAAGGGGGTATTGTGAACGGGAGACATTCAAACAAAATAGCGTGTAGAGCTTGGAATATTAGCGAGAATAGGTGGGCAAGTTTTCAAGAGACTTTAAATGACAAAAATTTCACAGGCTATACTCCGAAGAATTTTTGTAAGTTTGAAATAATAAATAATAGGAACCTTGTATGGACGCAGTTCTCTGGTCTTTTTGATAAAAACGGGACACAGATTTATGCGGGCGATATTTTAGAAGTAAAAGACGGAAAAGATATTTTAAGAGGGAGGGTTACTTTTGAAGCCCCTAAATTTGCATGCTACAATTACCACGACCAAGAAAGTTTTGAAGAAAAATACCTTTATGGGGAAGACCTTTTAAATTTTGATGGCCAGTATATAGTCATCGGAAATATTTATGAAAATAAAGAATTACTAACCAAAGTTGCAAAGGGGGCCTTATGAAAAGTTGGGAAGACTTAATCAGACTAGAGCCAAGATTGAACGGGTTGATTGTTCCAATTCAACAGGCTCATAGAGAATTGATTCGTGGAGGAGATTTTTCCAGAAACGGTTTTTGGAAAACAAAAATAGAGCCCACTTTAAAAACTCTCGTTGGCACGAATGCCAGTGTTGAAGAATTGCGTTCGGAAGTAGCAGAAAAAATAGCAACCGAGGCCCTTCAGTCTTTGTTGCCGGAAGATCAGAGCAATTGATGCTGAAGTTTGGAAAGCATACTCAGATCGGGGAGGTATTCAAAAGCCCCTCCCATTTAAAATGGATTCGGCAACAGCCGTGTTGTCAGTGTGCCAAGTCAAGGCCGCAAGTGGTTGTTGACCCGCACCACACTAGGCAGGACCCAAAAGGGGCACCAAGAATGGACGACCGGGGTTGTGTTCCTCTTTGCCGGGAATGCCACCGAAAGTACCACGACAACCCTTCTAAAGCGCAGGAAAGTAAGTTTAAAGGCATTGCAAAGTGGTTATGGGAGAACTCTCCGGCTATGAATAGGGATAAAACCGCACAGGATGCCCTAGGTTGAACGATATTTTTTTTGACGGGCTAGCCAAGGATAATGGGTGTAAAATTGAACGCGCCCCAAAAAGAATTGAAAATCAGGGGGTGTTTTGGCCGAGCGGGCAGTAAGTTTGGGTTGTATTTTACCAAATTCTTTTAAATGCTTGAACGACACAAAGGGGGAGAAATGAAACTATCAGAAGCGACTTTATGTGTGAATTGCGATGAGGTGTTTTCGGCTACAGAAGGGCCCGGAAAAACCAGAGACGATTGCCCGGCTTGTTTGGGGAGTTCGTTTTTGATGCTTCACAGATTTTTGAGTCCGAAGCCTATCTTGGAAAAAGACAAAACCAAAGAAGGCTATAATACCGATGGCCCTTGTTTTGTTCCGGGGATTCCGGGATTGAAAACCAGTTATGAAAAATCAGAGTCTCCGATCATTGTGGATGCGGAGCTAAACGCGGTGGATGAAGTTTGTTAAGGAGGAATTTATGGGAGAAAACGGAAACAGCTTTTTGGAAAAGATCGACAGCGTGGTCGGTATTATTCATGGCATCACATGGGTGGCGGCATTATGCTTTGGGGTATACTTTGGATTTTGTATTTTGGGGATTCAGGAAATTGTCAAAAAAGATCAAGCGATTGTTGCTGAAGTGGAACAAAGAAACAAATTGCTTCAACAGTTCTTTTCGGAATTGAAGGCTTTGAATAACCCACAAGCAGAGGCATTGATTAAGAAATACACCGCCCCGGCGAAATAGACATGATTGTTATTCAGCACCATTCATCCGAGCAGGCTGTTATTTTCAACAAAGCAGGGCTGTTGAAAGTCCGGGATATGGAAACAGGGGATGTGAAATTTATGTCCCAACAGGAAGTCATACTAGAAAACCGATACAGACTTTATCGGCAAGACAGACTCCGGTTTCCAGAAATGGAGCCGGTGTGTCTTGAGCAGTTTTATGGGCCTTTGGTTGGGAGATTCGAGGCTAGATTCAGATTGGAAAACCAAAACTGGCATTAGGGGGAGAGATGAAAACAGGGGAGCAGATAGCCATTGAGAAGTTAAAAAAAGAACTTGAGGAATCCAGAAACAATCCGTTGGCTGAAATGTTTCTAAGGCCAATCCGAAGACAGGTCAAAGGCGACAGATTTAAAGAATATTCCATCACCTTCAAAGTAATGGCGCGGGAAATATTAACAGGGATTGAAATTGTCAGCATCACAACAAAGGAAAAATTATGACAGATCAAGAATTTGAAGCTGAAATGGCAAAAAAACAAAGGGAACTTTATGAGAATTTTAATAAATCACAGTGGAGGCTAGACGTTGAAGAGAAGATAAATAAGGCAACATCACCTGCTCAGAAATTAAGATTCGCATTGTATCATGTTTATATGCTTATCGAGTCAAATAACCCTAATTACCTTGAATCAAAAAACACAGAACAGTTTTATGTGCACTGTATTGAAACCGTAATTGATGAGGTTTTATCTAATTATGAAAAGATGGTGAATATGGATTGGAAAGAATAAGTAATATATTGTTGACGTAAACATAAAATAACTATAAACGGGGATTCATGAAGAATTTTAAATATAAAGATTTTCCAAGTGCATTTTTTAAAATCTTACTGATTACTGTCAGTGTTGCCGCCATGACAGGGGCGATTATTAGTATTGAAGAGTCTGTTGAGCGTTCCAAAATTGGAGAGATTGTAACTGCCAGTATCGGAATCGATCAACCCACAGAAACGATTTGGCAAATAACAGTCCCGGCTAAGATGAACCTTGAGCAAGCGTTTCAAGTTGCAGAAATATTTGATCACGGAAGATCAAGAACAATTAGACCATACTTTCCTTTGGATATCAGATATGATTGTGAAAACGGAGAAATGTGCAGTGTGTTTTTTGAAAACGTTTATGAAGTTCTTACTAAGAAACACAATCAAGAAGGAACGACTATTTTTTACCCATGCTCTTGCAACGACAATGTCACTCTTTTAAAAGTACAATATTTGTATTAAAGTTTTTTGATGTAGTCTTTAATAAGCATCACTCTTCTTAAACGGGAAATAATAGGAGGTTAAAAATGTTGTGGCTTGCCGCATTTCAATTATTGCTGACCATTTTAGCTTTGATTCTTTTGGTCAGAGTTCACTTTGTTTCAAAGTTTCGACTAAGGCTGATCGATAAAGTTTTTGAGACAATTGAATATCAAGACAGAATTAAAGAGTTCGACAAGGTGTCATTCCACACTATGGTTTGGAAGTTTTGGAAGCCTCTAAAAGTAACCAGTTTTTATAAAAAGGATTTTACAAAATGAGTGAAATTAAAACTGGAATTATCCTTACAGGATTTGATGAGATAAAACTCGAGGAGTCATACTTCCTTTGGAACATCCGCCTACGTTTTGGCATAGACCGAAATTATTCTATGCACCAAATTAATGAGTTTAAAAAAGGCCGGATGTTAAAAGCAATGCTAGCGGATGATCTTTTGCAAAGATTTTACGAGTTAAGAGATCAAGTTAATAAAAACATTTTAGAATTAAAATCTTATGAAACCAAAAAAGACTAAATGGAAAGACAAATTAAAGTGCTTATTTTTGGGACACGATCTTTTTATAAATTACATTCCAACCGTATTCCCAAAATATAAAGTAACAGATGTTATTAGGATGCAAGACTGTCATCCGATTGAGCGATTGGACTGCCAAAGATGCGGCAAAGAGAATTTATGAAAAAGACTAAACCAAAGAAACCGAAAGCGCGTAAGGTGAAAAGTGCTAAGAAATGTTCTACATGTGGCGGTTTTGGTTTTGAAATTGATCCTCATGACGGCTGGACAAGCCTTTGTCATAAATGTGTGGTGTCAAAAGAAATAATTGAAATTTGCATAACCGAAGTTAAGAAAGGAAAACCAAAATGCTAACATACCATAACGACCCAGAGTTGAAGAAGGCTATAGTCGAAGAGATGAACAATCACAGAACTGCCGACCAATTTATAAAAGGTTCTTATAAAGAATGGGATGGGACGACTTTTAAAGGATGCGCTGTTGGTTGCGCAATCGATTCGTTTAATAAAAAGCTTGGAAAGAAATACAGCAACGACGACCACGCTGTTTTCGAAGATGCTATTGGCGTTCCTGAATGGCTAGCAAGATTACAGGATACGATATTTGAAGGATTGCCCAATAATGAGTCTAGTCAGTTTGCTGTCGATCTTTTGGAAGCCATCCCTGTTGGTGTCAAGATTGATGCAGTAAAATGGAAATTTACAGCCTTTATTTTAAAGGAAAATATAGAACGTGTTTTGCTTCTTGAGAATATTTCTGAGCTTCTTAAAAAACAAGTTGTAGACTCTATTCGTGGTTGCTTGTCTCTTTATGAGTCTGGAATAGAAGATAACAATTTTGTTTTTGATGAGTCAGCAGCAGAGTTAGCAGCATGGTCAGCAGCATGGTCAGCAGAGTCAGCAGCACGGTCAGCAGCATGTTCAGCAGCAGAGTCAGCAGCATGGTCAGCAGCATGGTCAGCACGGTCAGCAGCATGTTCAGCAGCATGGTCAGCAGCATGGTCAGCACGGTCAGCAGCAGAGTTAGCAGCATGGTCAGCAGCATGGTCAGCAGAGTCAGCAGCACGGTCAGCAGCAGAGTCATCAGCATATCAACGCTATGCGAATGAGCTGTTGAGACTGTTACGTGAATGCAAATAACCGAAGTCAAGAGAGCGAGGGTGAAGTGATGACGCGTTTTATTGGCAACATTTTAAAATGGTTTCCGATTTGGGTTCCTGTAGCTGTGGTCACTTATAAATACCCAAAAGCAGACACAGTTGTTTCATTTTGGGTATGCCTAGGCGTGATTACAGCGGTTTGTATAGTGGCAACCATAAACTATTTTGGCCGCAAACTTCTGGGGGAAATAAAATGACCCGCTTACACTGTGAAGAATGCTCGAAAGAAGTGGACTATGATGTTTGTATTTTGTTGGGCAAAGAAACTTGGATAAGTCAAAAGCATGCAGACTCATCCATTTCTGCATGCCCAACAATGTATGACACACTTTTCTGCAACCTAGAGTGTCTAATGAATTTTTTGAAGAATCGAGGGTTCAAATGAGAGAGATAAAATTCCGCTGCTGGAATAAAAAAGAAAAACAAATGTATTTTTCAAACTTTAACGGAACTCGCGTGCATTTGGGTTTAGTTTATAGCGAAGATTTAAGCGAGTGGATGGAGCTTGTCCCCGGCGATGAAAATCAAGTGATTATGCAGTTTACAGGCCTGAAAGATAAAAACGGTAAAGAGATTTGGGAATCAGACCTAATCCTTACAGACGATATGTATCATGATTACGAGGATGGTGTGGCTATCAACGCAGTGCCTGATGGCAAAATCTACAGAGTTGAATATCGAGATGGCGCTTTCTTTGCTAAAGATGAATTGTTGGGTGAAGTAGCTAGTGGATGGGAAGTAATAGGAAATGTTTATGAAAATTCGGAGCTACTTAAACAACCCACCTAACCCTCTGGGTGATTGCTAAAGAAGGAGAGAAATAAAATGAGAACTGGAACAGATGCTTTTTTAGACGTTGAACTTTTCCTGATTGCGAATGGGAGACTGCCAAATGAAAAAGATGATAAGCTCACTTATGAGATGGTAAAAAAAGTGCTGGATATGGCTTTCATTGAAAGAAATCAAAAAGCTCTTGCAATACAGAACTATGCCGCTCACCGATTTCACATGCTGGGCCCAAACTATAAAGGCGACTAACCCTCTGGGTGAGGACGAAAGGATGAATATGGAAGAGGAAACATTTAAACAATTTTTGACTATACAGGCAGTGGCCGATTTTCAATGTGCGTTAGAGAAAATTCTTGCGTTTATGCCTTATCAGTTACCAGAAGAAAGTCAGGCATCGTATAGCAAGATTAAACAATTGGCTGAAGAGATTTTAGTTGAGGCCGGACTTAATTAAAATATGACAACCGATAAAAGGACGAAAGGATGATATGGGTTATATTGACCATGCAAAACGAGAACTAAAAGCTATTGGCTATAAAGAAATAGAAAATGAAGAGGATGGGTTATAATCATAAGGGGGAAGCATGGACGGAATTGTAGCGTTACTGCTTTTATTGGTTATGTCGGCATGTATTTGGTATGTTAATAAACAGGTATGAGAGAGAAAAAGATAAAACGTTGCATTAGATGCGGATGCGAGTTTGAGGCTGTTACAGCTGACGCCTGCAAGCCTTGCAACATCGAAAAGAAGTACCAAAAACGACTAGCAGATAATCGTGGTGTTTATAAAGAAGTAGGGTATTTCGGACACCATCACACCAGAAAGAACGGGAAAAAAGAATGAACTTCGATGACTACGAGATTTGTCAGTATTGCAAGAACGTTCCAAAGAGAAAATCATCCTGCAATATTTGCAAGTCGGTCGGGTTTGTCTTGAGGGGGTCTCAAGAGTCCGAAGCCCCTCCAAAGGTTCCAGAAGAAAAGGACATGGAATGAAAGTAATAATAACTCCAGATAGATTCATTGAAATATTTCATGATTACATAATTCAATTTAAGGCTTCAAAGGGACCTTTAGGACTGTTTGGATATGAATTTCTAATCAACACGTCCGAGCCTGATGGAATTGAAATAGATATTCCTGAAGAGTGTTTTGCTGGAAAGAAAATGACGTCAGAATTCATAAAAGAATGGGATAAAATACATGAAAATAAAGATATCTGAACAGCTAAACCAGCTTTCAACAATAGACTATACAACGCTTATTCCGTGGCAGGGGAATCTCAAAGACTTATCTGTTACGAATTACAATAAGCTGAAGAAGTCTCTGACAGAGTTTGGGTTTTTCGTTCCTCTATTTGTTTGGTTCAAAGACGGAAACCCTTACCTCATGGACGGAACACAGAGACACCGCGTGTTGATGAAAGAGTGTGCAGAGCCAAAAGATTTGCCGTTCATTGCTATTGAAGCGGAGACAGAACAGGACGCAAAGAAAAAGCTTCTGGTTATAAGCTCCCAATACGGACGCACGACTCAAGAGGGCATGGACGAATTCGCATTTGATATCGACGACGAATGGTTGAAGGATACTACTAATTTTGACGCTCTGTTTGATTTCGGTTCGGATGATAAGCAAACAAAAGACGGCCTAACCGACCCAGACGCTTGTCCTGAACCTGCAAAGACAACAGAAACAAAACTTGGGGATATATTTAAACTCGGCGACCACATGATTATTTGTGGAGACTCGACCGACCCTGTTTTTGTGGATGCTCTTTTGGGTGGGGTGAAGCCTCACCTTCTCATAAGCGATCCACCATATGGGGTTGAGTACGATGCAGATTGGCGAAATGAGCATGACAGTGTCGGTGCTTGGGGAAAGAAGTCAGGAAAAAAAATAGCCACAGGGACAGTAAAAAACGACCAAAACGCCGACTGGACTGAAACTTGGAAATTATCTCCTTGCTCAGTCGCTTACGTTTGGCATGCTGGCATACATGCTGGCGTCGTTGCGGATTCTCTAGCTAAAGCAGATTTTGAAATTCGCTCACAGATTATTTGGGCAAAGCCAAGATTCGCTATTTCAAGAGGCCATTACCATTGGCAACATGAACCTTGCTGGTATGCGGTCCGAAAGAAAGCTACCGGCAGCTGGGTTGGAGATAGGTCACAAACGACTCTATGGGAAATATCACACAATAAATCAGAGACCGGCCATAGTACGCAAAAACCAGTTGAAGCCATGCTTCGACCCATGCTCAACAATTCAAGCGAAGGACAAGCAGTCTACGATCCTTTCTTGGGTTCAGGAACAACTCTCATTGCAGCAGAGCAGTCAGGTAGAGTATGTTATGGCATCGAAATCGACCCAATTTATATTGACATGATCGTTCGACGTTTCGAAGATTTTACCGGCAAGAAGGCCGAAAAAATCAGAAATATTTACGGATAATTTTAACCCAAAGGAGGCTCACAATGAGCGAAGAACAACAAGTAGGAGAATTAGCAGAAGTAAAATCCGAAGTCCCATTCAAAGCAAAAGACGGACTACCAAACGGTTTTGGTTTTGAAGTAGTCATTGCAGCAAGCGGTCAATTATTGGTTGGGAATACTATCAATCGCAATGCTGGTCTTTCTGTAGTTTTGAATAAGCAGACCGTTTTGGATTTATTTGCAGCAAAATTGGATGAGTTTTTGGCTTAATTAAAATTTGATCTGTCATGCAGAACGGAAGGACGTTCCCGATAATTGCATGTAGGCGTTGAACGGTGGCAAGAGCGGCAAGTAAAGTTGCCTTATAAAACCGAAACACGTACAGCCGGTATCAATCCCGGTCATGACAGATTAAAAATTGGCCCTTAGCTCAGCGGTGGTAGCAACGGCCTGTTAAGCCGTCGGTCCTTGGTTCGAATCCAAGAGGGTCAGCAATAACGAAAGGGAAGACAATGAAGATAACACAAGAGCATACTGGTAAGAAAGTAACGCGCATAGAGTGGAATGGGGCTTATGTAACTGTTATGTATGTTGGCAATGTTTCCATTTTTGTCATGCTAGAAAATGGCGATGAGTGTTCTTATCTAAATGACGACAGATGGAGCGTTTTAGAAGACCCAAAAAAGAAAATAAGAATGGCCCCCGCTTTATGTAGATATTTAGAGAACCAGCATTATTTTATCTCTCAGTCTGTTCATGAAAATGAAAAAGATGCCAAAACTCATTGGCGTAATGAGTTTATTTCATGGCCCGCAAACGACACCATGTGGGTGGAGGTAGAGATATGAAAAGACTATCATTCACAAAAGAGAACTTCAAAGCCCTGCAGAAAGAAAACGAGGATCTGAAAAAAGTCATTGCGGATATGGAACAGGTTCTTGCGGACGACTTAAACGAAGCTGTAAAGCCCACAAAGCCTTTAAAGGTCAAATTGGTCCCCAAAAAACAGACCAAAATTTCTTGGAAGAAGAGAATTGGTTGAGGAAGCCCTTAAATAAGAATTGCAAGCAGTGCCAAGGCTGTAAATCTCACAAGAGAAACAGCCGAGTGACGTGGGTATCAAAACGGGGGAACGATGAAAATGACCGCGGCCGAGTACAAAAAAACAGCAAAAAAACAAAGAAGTTACCCTGAAGAAGACCTTCAAATAGCGTGTGTTCAATGGTTCAAAACCCAGTATCCAGACCTCGAAATACTTCATATCCCAAATGGAGGATCTCGGTCTTTTCGTGTGTCCAAAAATGGACGAAGATACTCCCCCGAAGGTGATCGCTTAAATAAGATGGGATTAAGAAAAGGCACGTCTGACTTGTTCATACCAGAACCCAGAAGGGGCTACCACGGACTTTGGATTGAAATGAAGGCCGACAAGAACTCAAAATTGAGCGGGGATCAACAGGAGTTTGTCCAGAAAATGGCCTATAGGGGATATGCTTGTTACAAAGCATATGCTCTCGGAATGTTCATCACCATTGTAACGGTGTATTTAAGACCCGGAGCAACAGAAAAATTAGTCCCAATGGATACAAACTAGCCACTTTGTAAACATTTCCAGTGCATATAGTTACAAACTAGTTCATAAAGGACGCGCTTGGCTAGGGATGGAAATCTTGCCTGACCGTTTACCCCTTGAAGATGCTGCTCATGGAAAGCTAGGCATCTTCAATGGGCTTTTTGTTTAAGTATCTTCCGCCTCTTGGAGCCTAGTTTCTGAGGCTTAAACTCCAAGGGGCGGTGTCATTTTTATTGTTTCGAGTAATTCTTTTCCAATATCACCCATATTCCCCAAACAATTATTCGATTTACACTACTTACAAATTTAAAACTTGTGCAGTGGAACGAATTGGTTCAAAATGTAGTCGTGAAACCATGCTCCAAATGTAAGATCAACCCCCAAAGAAGAACCCACAGGTATTGCCTTCAGTGTCACGCTGAAGGAATGAGAGCCCACCGCAAAGAAAAGCCTCTACAAGGGGAGGCGAAGCTCAAGGCAAAGGCTATGTCTCATGCGTGTACGTACCTGAAGAGGGGCAAGATATTCCGATTGCCCTGTAGGGATTGTGGAAGCTCAATAGTTAAAATGCACCACCCAGACTATTCGAAGCCTTTGGAAGTTGTGTGGTTGTGCAGGAGATGCTTGAAGCAAATGGAGATCAATCGTGAAATTCCAAAAGAATTGTGGGATTCAGGATGTTGTCCGAATTGTTTTGAGAACGTGAAAAAGGATGGGAGCAGGCTGTGCGAGGAGTGTAATAAAAAATACTCAAAAAAATATAGAAAACCGTACTCAGCCTTATCTGAAGATCAAAAATTAAGATCTAATGCTAGAGCTTATTTTAACAGTCACGTCTCTAGAGGCTTGATACAAAAACAACCATGCAGCGTATGTGGGTCGTCTTTGAATATAGAGGCGCATCATGAAAACTATTCTAAGCCACTTGATGTTATATGGCTTTGCAGAAAGCATCACAAAGAATTGCACTTGAAAAGCGTTTCACATGAAACGGAAGGGGGCCAAAATGGCAAAGAAGAAGCCTGAAAAGGACCCTAAGCCTAAAGAGAAGAAACAGAGTAAAAACAGAGACACATCTGGGCTTATTCCTTTTGAGCCGGGTCAAAGCGGAAACCCTAACGGAAGGCCAGAAGGGTCAAGGAATCGCTCTACAATCATTAGGAAGCTATTGGGCATGAAAGGCGTACTTCCGGACAAAATGCTTGAGGGGCTGCAAAAGATGTTTCCAGAGGTCCAGAAAAACACAAGCGTTGAGGAAGTCATGCACGTGGCTATGTTGGGAAGAGTCATCACAAAGCAAGACCCGAAAGCCTACACCGCCATCATGGACAATGCCTATGGCAAGCAGAAGCAAGAAGTCACCGGAGCAGATGGGGCCCCATTGATTCCGCACAACCCTTATTCTGGAATGTCACTGGAAGAGCTTCAAGCAATAAAGGCCAAGTTGGACAATGAGGAATGACCCTGAAAAACTGGCTCAAGAAATATGGATTAAAGAGTGCGTCCGAACAGCGGAGTGCGAGGCTTCTTATTTTGAGTTCTTTAAAGACGCTTGGAAGATTTTGGAGCCTAAGACTAGGTTAAAACTCAATTGGCACATAGACTACCTTTGTTCTGTTTTAGAGAACGAAGTCATTCGAATCGGTAATAAAATCCCCAAAATTGACGACATAGCGATAAATATCAGTCCAAGATCGGCGAAGTCCTATATTTGTACCATCATGCTATGCCCGTGGGCGTGGATTCATTACCCTCATTTGCGGTTTATCAATTCTTCACATTCAAACGCCCTAGCAACAAAGCATTGCATGCTTTCCAGAGCGTTGATTCAAAGCGACTGGTATCAGAAGCGATGGGGCCAAAGATTCTCTCTTTCCAAAGACAACAATAAAAAGACCATGTTTTCTAATAACCACCGAGGGGAGAGGATATCAACCTCAGTCGGCGGGACGATTACCGGGGAAGGCGCGGACATTATTACAGCGGACGATTTAATGTCCCCAAAGCATGCGTTCTCGGATGCCAAAAGAGAAGAGGCTAATTTTTATTGGGACAACACACTGTTTAACCGATTAAACGACCCAGACGTTGGGGTGCGAATCATAGTTATGCAGAGGCTTCACGAGGACGATATTACCGGGCATGTTTTAAAGTCTGAAGAGGTGGACATAGAGTTTCAGGAAGATCAGATCGAAACAGAGTGGCGACACATATCTATTCCGGCCGAGTCTTCAGGGCTTATCAGTCCACCAGAGTTGATCGAGAAATACGACGATGAAGGGCTTTTCTTTCCCGAAAGATTCACAAAGAGACTTTTGAATTTTGCCAAGAAAAAAGGGACCACGATGTATTCTGGTCAGTACCTTCAGAAAACAGAAAATCCCGGTGGTAATATATTCAAGAGACAATGGTTTAATTTCACCGACAAAGTTCCTGAAGATTGGGAGTATGAGTCCATGACTCAATCATGGGATTGTGCATTCAAAGGACTAGATGATAGTGACTACGTTGTGGGTACGGTGTGGGGGAAGAAGAAAGGAAAACATTACCTTGTTCGAATGGTTCGTGGTAAATTCGATTTCAACGAAACCATAAGAGAGATCAAAAAGGTGACGTTGTTGCACCCAAAGGCGCACAGAAAGATCATTGAGGACAAGGCAAACGGACCGGCTATTATGAGCGCGCTTCAGTCTACGATCACCGGAATAGTTCCGTTTCTTTCGAACGACCCAAAGGTTGCAAGATACTCTGCTGCTGCGCCGGTAGCGGAGTCTGGGTCTATATGGATACCCAATCCTGAAAAATATTATTGGGCAAAAGACTTTATTGATGAGGTTACAAAGGTGCCAAAAGCAAAGAACGACGACATTGCGGACTCGTTCACTCAATACCTTTTGATGGAAGAGAAAGACTCTCTAGAAACTTTAAGGCAGTTCATGAACAATTTTTAAGGGGTAAAAATGGGACTTATCGACAACATGTTAAAGTTTTCCGGGCTTAAAAAGGATTCATCCATTGATTCCCCTTTAAATTTAAATCCAGCCCAAAAGTCCACTCTGGAATACTTCAAAACCAGAATGGACGATTTCGCCAATTACCAGACCAGTCAAGGCACGGCGAAAGACAAGAAGATGTGGTCTTTCAATATCGGGTATATTTTGGACCAGTTCCAGCTCGATATGATTTACCAAAACTCCGACATTGCATCGTCTATTGTCGATATTCCGGCCTTTGAGTGCATGAGACAGGGGTTTCAGATCAAGATTGAAGGGGCTCAAGACCAATCACAGCTAGAGTCTTTGGACCTTGAAATGAAGTCATTCGGGATAAATCATAAAATCACCTACGCTGAAGTCTTTTCAAGGCTCTATGGAGGGGCCGCGCTTTTGATTTTGGTGAACGACGGTCTCAATCCTTGGGACCCTTTAGACTACTCAAAGATTCAGAGCATTGAAAACATCGTGACAGTGGACCGGTATGAGTTGGTCAACTCAGGCATAGTCGATATGAACGTGAAGTCAGAAGACTTTGCCCAGCCCCAATACTACACCCTAGCCTCCATTGACCCGAAAATGTCCGGCTTAAAGATTCACAACTCGAGGGTCATTCGCTTTGACGGGGTTCAGCTATCCCGCAGAAGAATGGCCAACTTTCAATACTGGGGGCAGTCTGTAATCAACCGCGTGTACAATGTCATTCGGGATTACGAATCAACCAATAGTGCGATTGCCTCTCTGATTCAAGATTTCAACATCATGGTTTTCAAGATTGCCGAACTCGCTGCAGTCATATCCGGCTCAAAGGAAGGGCAAAGACTACTTCAGAGTCGATTGGACATGGCAGCCCAGATGGGTTCGTTGCTGAATGCTTTAATCATCAGACCAGAAGAAGAGATCGAGTTTAAGGCCAGAAACATATCCGGCGTGGATGGAATTGTGGACCGGATTACCGACCGGCTTATTGTAGCCGCCCGTATTCCAAGGCTTCTTTTGTTGGGTCAGGGCAAAGGCGGTTTAGGAACGAACAATGATAACGAGGTCAGAATGTTCTATGACCAGATTAAATCGTACCAAAATAATGTTTTAGAGAGCAAAATTCGCAAGGTTGTAAACGTCTTCATGGCTTCCAAGACTGGCCCTTTTGCTGGCAATATCAAGAAATTCGAGATTTGTTTCAACCCTCTATGGCAGATGACCGAGAAGGAACAGTCCGAGGTTTACGCAAATATGGCCAATGCGGACAATGGGTATATCATGAATGGAGTATTGAGCCCTGACGAGGTAGCCAATAGCCGTTTCGGTTCCGGGACGTATTCCATGAATACCATTCTTGATAAGTCTTTGAGATCTCAGGTCAATCAAGCCAACGGAGAGAATGCTAACCTAGAAGACCCCAATCAGCCAAAGGACAGACCTTTCCCCGATAACGGAACAAACGCCTTTACTCAAATTTCGAGTGCTTCGGGGGCTTACCCACAGGGTAAATTCTGATGAACTACTCAAGGTCTTATTTTAGGGCTTTGCTTAGGGAGCAGGTGATTGCGTTCAAAAAGAGGAACAAAAACTTTAAACCAAAGCGTCCTCCTAAGCCGAGGCATCCTAAAGAGATACAAAGAGAGTACACGCAAGATCTGAATGGGATTGTTCACTTTACCAGACAAATTTACCGCGCTCAGGTTTACCCTAAGCTACCAAAGATTGTTTCCGAGGCTCAAGCTAGTCGCCCAAAGTCAGACGTTAAAGATCGTTATCTAAAAGACGACTACGCTCGTGAAGTCGACGAAGTAATGGACAAGGTGAAAATCGAGTACCAAACCGTTTATTCCAAGCCAAGACTCAAAGCCATGACCGGCAAGATCGGTGCCAAGGTCAATCAATACTCAAAGAAGCAAACTCAGGAACAAGTCAAAGCTGTGATCGGTATTGACCTATTTACCCCAGACCCTTGGCTTGAAAGCCAGATGAGTGCTTTCGTAAAAGAGAACGTCGGACTGATTTCAAAGTGGTCCGACGCTCAACACGCTCAATCCGAAGAGATCATAATGCGTGGGGCTCGAATGGGCCGAAGAGCTGAAGACATTGAAAAAGACTTGGAAGATCGAATTGACGTCATGGGTAGCCGGTACGATATGATCGCCAGAGATCAGGTTTCTAAGTTCAACGCCGATTTAAACATGCAACGTCAGAACGATCTTGGAGTGAATAAATATATTTGGTCTGGCACTATGGATGAGAGAGAACGTCCTATGCACCGAGATTTAGAAGGTAAAGTTTTCTCGTACGATGACCCTCCAGTGACCAATCCACAGGGAGATAAGAATAATCCGGGGGGAGATTATCTTTGCAGGTGCGTAGCGTTGCCGTACTTTGGAGACATACTAGAAGGCATCGAAGAAGAAATTTGATTTGTGCAAGAATTTTTTATGTGAGATATTCCATCTCATGCGCAAGGCTTTCCGTTGTGACATCGTAAAACTGGACGGACCAAAGATAGACCATCGTGGTTATTTGATGGCTACAGCTCGTCTTGCCCGCAGTGGAATTCAAGAATACTTGATGCCTGACGGGTCTATTCGTAGAGAGCTTCGACCTAAAGAGGAAGTGTTTAGCGAAGATTCACTGCAGACTCTTGCTGGTTCAGCCGTAACAAACGATCATCCTCCCACACCTTTAACAGCCGACAATACAAAGTCCTATAGCGTTGGGCATCTTTATGGAGAGCCAATCAAAGAAGATTCCGACGAATCAGATCTTTGCTATATTGGCCATGAATTGACCGTGTGGGATTCAAGAACTATCTTCGACGTTACAAAATCAGGCAAGAATCAAATTTCACAAGGGTATTTTTGTGATGTGGAACTATCTCCGGGAATTCATCCAGAGTTTGGTCCGTATGATGCGATTCAACGAAACATAAGACATAATCATTCTGCCATTGTTCAATTCGGTAGAGCGGGGGACACAGTGAAAATCAAAATGGATTCAAAAGATAACGAACTGGAGTTCGCCGTCTCTTACAAGTCAGACGCTAAAGAGAAGCCGATGGACGAGTCTGCAGAGGAAGAAGAAGAAGAGTTGGAAGGCGAAGAGGAAATTGAAGGAGAGGAAGAAGATTCTTCTCATAAAAAAGAATCTAAGAGGCAGGTTGTTTCTAAAATTAAAGAAGCAGCAGAGAAAGCTCTTGGCCTAAAACAAAAAAAAGATGGTGCAAAAAGAAAAGTTGTGTCAAATTCAAGTGAGCAAAATCCAAAAGGAGATATTATCATGCCTGTAATTTTGAACTTAGACGGTGTTGATTTCAGCTTTGAAGACAAATTGGCCGGAACAATCCAAGTTATTTCCACCAAACTTAAGGGTATGGAAAAACTCACCAAAGACAATCAAGATCTAGCTCAGAAGCTAGATGCTCAAGAAAAATCACACAAGCAGGTTGTTGATGAACTGAACGCAAAGGTTTCCGTTCTTGAGAAATTGACTCAGGACGAAAAAGAGATGTCGAAACTGGTTCAGAATCGTATCGATACTTTAGATTTTGCCAAGAAAGTCTTTAAAGAAGAAACAAAGATGGACGAATTGTCCACCGTTGAGCTTCAGAAAAAACTCGTCAAAAAACTTCAACCCGACATGGATGTTGAAAAAGTAGACGCATCTTATCTTAAAGGTGTTGTTTCTGGCCTTATGATTGGTTTCAAAACAGATGCATCCAAAATTCTTTCTGAAGTTGTCAGCAAGTTAGACGGCGGCGACAAAGAAACCAAAATTGACGAGAGCTTCAAGAATTTCCAAGAAAAACAAGCAAATGCCTATAAGGGCGACAAGGCTTCGGCTTAATTTTAAAGGAGAACTACAATGCCACAGGGTTCATATACAATTAACACCAATCCCCAGATTGCAGGCTCTCCGGGCTTTGCAAACGCGCCTTACACAGCATTTAGCTATTCCAATCCTTTAAGCGTGCTTAAACCGGGATACGGAGTTGTTTTGGGTTCGGCTCAAAAGTTTTGCCGCCTTCCTGACAATACAAACAGAAACTTTGTAGGGGTTGTTTTGAGAGACTTGAGTTTTGCAGCTCAACAGCTTCCTACCTCGGACGTTTCCAATACCGTAAACACCACCTACCCAATTGATTCTGCGATCTCTGTTATGAGCCGCGGTCAGGTTCAGGCTTTGGTTGTTGCCGCTGTAACTGCCGGAAGCAATGCATACTTGGTTTACAAAAAGAACGATCAGGTTCAGACACTTGTATTCAGCGCAGACATTATCACTGGAAACACAGTGACCGGAACAGTCAATGGTGTGGCAATTAGTCAGGCGTTCAACACAACAAACGCTCAAACTTTAACAGATTTGGCTGCTGATATTGCTGCCGTTGATGGTGTTGCCTCTGCTTCTTCTAACGGAACAGACACAATCACCGTTACTGCGGATGTTGATACCGAAGTTGAAATCGAAGACATGTTGATCACCGGTGGTGCTTCTCAGGCCACTATCGCTGTCACCCAAACACAGGCTCTTGTTTCTACCGATGACATTGGTAAATTTTTCAATGCCGACGGTGCTTCTGCTTTTGGAACAGCCGTTGCTTTCGCAATTTCTAGCGGTCTTCGCTGGATTGAAGATTCCGCAACAGACAGCCAAGGTAATTTGGTTGCGATGCTCGACGTCAACGTTCCGGGTGCTGCAAGCATTTCTTAATGTAAAATTTTTAAAGGAGAATCAAAATGCCTCATCAGGAATATACAACGGACAGTCTGAATACTTTCTTTGCCAGACAGCTTGAGTTTATCACTCCAAGATTGCTCGACATCTTGTTTGCTGAATTGCGTGCGGTTAAATTCCTGCCGGTATCTAACGAGGGCGGTCCGGGGATTATGAACTACACCTATCGCCAGTACACAATGCTGGGTGCGGCTCAGGTGATCGCGAACTACGCGACTGACTTCCGTAACGTAGGCGTTGCCGGAGAAGAATACACTGTCAAGATCTACCCTCTAGGGGACTCTTTCCAGTACACATTCCAAGACATGCGTTCCGCTATGTATGGGAATATGAATCTTGACCAAAGACTGGCAAATACAGCAGCAAGAGCTTTGGCTCAGTTGGAAAATACCATCGGTTTGTACGGTCTTGATGAATACAATATTCTTGGATGGTTTAACCAGCCAAACATTCCTACCGCTGTAGTTCCTGCCGATGGAGCTGGTGGGTCTACATTGTTTGCAGACAAAACACCCTTGCAGATCGTTCGTGATATCGGTTCGCTTATTAACAACATCACAATCAACACCAAAGAGGTCGAAATTGCTGATTCCGTTGTTATGGCAACCAGCACAATGACCTACTTGAAGTCCACACCAATGAGTACATTGGTTCCTAACATTTCCATTCTTTCTTGGTTAAAAGATACTTACAGCGACCAGATTCCAATGGATAACTGGAAGACTTTGGTTGAATTGGAAGACGCTGGAGTGGGCGACACTCGCATGATGATCGCCTATAAAAAAGACGTGGACAAGATTTTCTATCTGATTCCTCAGCCTATGGAATACCTTCCTTTGGAAACCAATGGTGTAATCTGGAAACAGAGACTTCACGAGCGCGTTGGTGGGGTTGTATGTCCTTACCCGCTCAGCAATAACTTTTTGACAGGCATGTAATCTCTTAAGGGGGGATGAATAGCATGAAGACATATTTGATTAAGTACAATCGCAAGAACGTACACAGCTTTAACGATATGCATCCTGAAAGCCCAACAGCTACCGGGAAGCATATTCGTTTTTTACCGGGCGTGAACGAGTTGTCCGAGACTGATTACAACGCTCTTATGGGCATTGGTAAAGAGTTCAAAGACAAGGCTGGAAATGTCATGGTTGATGAAAAGGGTAAGCCTTTAAGCATTCCGCATCCTTTGTTTATGTCTTTTTTGAACACCAGAGTTCCGGGACAAGAAAGATATTTGACTTGGATTGCTGGAGCTTCTCCACAGGACAAAGAGCCAAAGACAGTCAATGAAATGACCGAGGATTCTGCTTTAGAGGTTATCGATTTCACTTTCTCTGCTGATCTTTTGAACAAGTGGCTTGAGAAGGCAAAGAATCCAAATTTGATTAAGGCCATGAAAGAGCAGATTGAAAAATTGAAATTGCCCGATCAAAAGGTTGCCTAGAATGAGGATGAATGTCGACAACACCACAACAGATTTTTTCTATTGCACCGGAGTTGACTAGCGGTACTCAACAAGTTCAAACGATTACTTTTAGTGCCTCCCTCGTTACCGGAAACTTAATTACTGGTAGCGTCGGAGGCTCTTCTTTTTCAGTGCCATTCAACACAGACAACGCAACGACTATGGCGGATTTGGCTACCGCTATTGGTGGCAATATGCGCGTTGATTCATGCGTTGTGACTTCAAGCAGCGTTCTGACTGTAACTACTCTGGCAGTTGGAATTTCTCTCATTATCGTTGGCCCCACAGTAACCGGTGGGGCTTCTCAAGCGACTGCAGCAGTTCTACAGACGCAAGCTCCATACCCGGGTGCAACGACTTTGGCGCAAGTAAACGCGGCCATTGTAGCGGCAGCAAGCATGATGAATGCTTGTGTATGGGGAGGCTTCTACGACATTGGCCAGACTTATTTGGCGGCCCATTTATTGAGTCTTGGAACCTTGAAGGGAAAGACCGGCGTCAACAATGAGAAGGTTGGAGATTTAAGCCGTGGGTATATGCAGCAGACCGCCCCTAAAGGAGTCGATCAAGTCTACTTTATGACTGCCTATGGAATGCAGTACATTGCTTTAAGAAATATGTTGGCCATGACCCCTCTCAATACTGGATATTCAAGCATTCCTTCAAGCCCGGCTTTGTATCCGATGATTATTCCATAAGGACTCTATGTCATCGAGCGTGAAAGACACCGACAAGGGATGGAGCGAGATAGTTCGACAGATGAAAAACCTTAAAGGATCTTCTGTCGTGGTTGGCATTCTTGAGTCTGCCGGAGAACACAAAAGCAAAGAGAAGAGTTCATCGGGCGTTACAAACGCCGCTGTAGGGACTTGGATGGAGTTTGGAGTGCCTTCAAAGAACATTCCTTCGAGACCATTCCTTTCGCTTTCGTATGACACTTCTATTCCGAAGATCAAAATCTTTAAGCAAAAACTATTACAGCAGATTGTGGACCGTAAAATCACGGTTGATAAAGCCCTTGGCCTTTTGGGACTATTCTTTCAGAGGATTGTTCAAGAGAACATTGGCAAGTCTTCTTTGTGGGCACCAAACAAACCTCAGACAATCAAAAGAAAAAGAGATTCTACGAAGCCACTGATCGACACCGGTCAATTGAGAGCCTCAATTAACTTCGAGGTTCGTCGTGGGTGATTCTTTTGACATCATTGGCGACTTCCCTCAGTCCGTTACCGTTACTCGGTCCACAGCTCCACAGACTTTGAATGCGGCAGGTATTTGGGTAGATGGCTCAACACAGACATTCGAAGTAATCTTAAGCCTTCAGCCTTTCAGTGGAAGAGAAATGCTTTACCTTCCTGAAGGGGAGAGAAACCGAAACTACGTTAAGGCTTATTGCCCATTGAGTCTTGGAACATCGACACAGAGCCCTTTGCAGCTAGGAGACTCAGTGGCTTATTTGGGGGTCCAGTACGTTGTCACAGAGGTACAGCATTGGGTTGGAGATATGACCCACTGGAAGGCAATCATGGCGGAGGTCAACCCATGAACCAGACAGAAATGTACACCACTCTTAAAGGCTGGCTCGACACCGCGATGGGCACTCCAGATATTTTCACCATTACATTCAGTGCCAATTTTGTGAGCGGAAATCTTATCAACGGGTCTTTTAATGGAGATGCGTTTGAACAAGTAGCTTTCACAACGAATCAAGCAACCACAATGCAGTTGTTAGCAGCATCGATGCGCAAGAGCGAACACTTGTTAAGTGCAACAGTAACCGACACGGATGAAATCACATGCGTTGGGTTTACGAATGGAGTTTCGGTTTCCGTTACTGGACCGACCGTGACCGGCGGAGCGTCACAACCGACATCTTCTGTTTCACACATACAAACACCTATTCAAGTTTTATCTTACGCAGAAGATCAGGCGTCTCCTAGAATGAATTACCCATTCGCTACGTTCAAGGTTTTATCAGTGTCTCCGGTCGCATGGGATCAATACGAACCAGTCGATCCTGTTTCTGGAATTCAAAATATTGGTGGATGGAGAAGAGTCGCTGTGCGTTTTCAATATTTCGGGGACAATTTTATGTCTGAAATGTTGAAAGCGTTTCAATCTTTACAGAAGAGAGAAGTGATTTCGTATTTTTCTACACGAGGAATGGTCATAAACGAGAAAGGGTCTGTGCAAAACCTTTCAGAAATGTTAGAAACTAAGTGGGACCCTCGTGCGTCTTTTGATGTGTTTTTCGGAATAGCCGAAAATATGTCTGATAAGGTCGGGGTAATTGAGACCGTTGTGATGGAAGGTGAATTTTCTGGCGGCGGTGAAATTATCGACGTTGGGCCCATAACAGTAACAGGAGATTAAGATGCCAATCGATATTGTCAATTTTGTGGACGTTCAGATTGCGGTTCAACAAACGCCAACCATTCAACCAGCTTTTGGCATTCCGCTGATTTTGGGGGTAAATGGAACATTCACTCCTCGTTCTGTTTCGGTCTCTTCGATTGAACAGGTTTTGGAGTTGGGTGGGATTACCAGCAGCACCGACGAATACAAAGCAGCTTTGGCTGTATTCAGTCAAAACCCACGAGTCCCTTCTTTAAGAATCGGACGCCAATTGGCTTTGGTTGCTCAGGTTGAAACCATTGTCTTCAGTGCTGCAATCGTTACCGGAAACACCGTGGCAATTACCGTCAATGGTGATGCTATCACTCAGGCTTTCGATACTAGCAACGCTCAAACTCTGACCGCTCTTGCAGCCCAGATCGCCGCTGTGGATGGTATTGGCACAGCGGTTTCCAACGGGACTGATACCATTACCGTGACCGCTGACAGCGCAGGGATTCCTTTCACATTGGCAAGCGCATCTGTAACCGGCGGAGCTTCGCAGGCGACCATTACTTTGACAATCACAACCGAGAATCACGGCGTTCAAGAAGATTTGGCCGAAATTTCTCTGGAGAATAACCAATGGTACGGATTGATTTTCTGTAACCGTACTCAATTGCAAGTTGAGCAGGCCGCTGCGTACATTGAGGCTGTAACAAAGATCTTTTTAACGGCTTCAGACGACACTGACATTATTGATCCTCTAGAGACAGGGGACATTGCTTCTGTGTTTCAGGACAATAGCTATTTCCGCTCTGGTGCTTTTTACAACGCAGATGAAGAGAACTTCCCTGATGCTGGGGTCTTCGGAAGAATGTTTCCGTACAAAGCCGGTTCCGCGAACTACGCTTTCAAAACAGTAGCCGGAGCTGAAGCTGACAATCTGACTCAGAACCAATACGAAACCGCTTTGTCAAAGAACGCCAACGTCTATATTACCAGTGGCAGCGTAGACACCTTTCAAAAAGGCCAAGTTGGCAGTGGAGAGTATTTTGATATCGTAAGCGGAATCGACTTGCTGACTTTCAATATTGAAGTTGCCGTTTACGCGGTTCTGGTTGCTCAAAATAAAGTTCCCTACACCGATGCTGGTATTCAGTCGCTAGTCTCTGTCATTCGTGCAGAGCTGGAAAAAGCAACAGACACACAAAACTGGGGATTGCTTGTTCCGGGAACAATCACCGTGTCGGCCCCTAAAGCCGCTGACGTTAGCTCCAGCGATAAGGCAAACCGTATTTTGAACGACGTAACCTTTACCGCAACACTTGCCGGAGCGATTGACAAAACAGTGATTAGAGGAACGGTTTCGTTCTAAGGAGAAATTAAATGGCAAAAACTTATGACCCAGCTTCGGTGATCGTTGTTTTCAACGGTTATCCTTTGAGCGGATTTCAAGATGGATCGATGGTTAAAATCGCTTACAATCGCGAGACTTGGCAAACCTATGTAGGGTCTGCCGGTGAAGTGGCAAGATCTAAAACAAACGACTACTCTGCAAAGATCAGCGTTACATTGGCTCAAACCGCTTTGGACAATGAAGTGTTGAGCGGGTTCTACAATGCTGACAAGTTTGGTAATGCAGGACAGGGAGTGTTGGAAGTTATCGACACCTCAAGCCCTAGCAACAAAACAATTTACAGCGCGGTCACTGCTTGGATTGAGAAGATTCCAGATTCCGATTTTGGACGTGAAGTTCAAGGCCGTGAATGGGTTTTCCAAACCGGAAACTTAAATGCGTTCTTGGCTGGAAACGAAGAATAGTAATCTCTTAAGGGGGGATGATGCTTCAGGAAGAAAAGTTCAAAACGATTGATGTTGATGGTCGGCAGTACATGCTCATGAAGTACCTAGGCGGAAAAGGTTTAAGGGTCTTTCAAAAACTGACTAAGGTATTGGGAAAGCCTTTAATGGCTTTGGTTTCACAGTTGGCCAATAAAGAAGGCGCGCAGGCTTTGCAAGGGTTGATGTCGATGGACTCCAACGAAACTTTGGGAGCCATTGGAGAGGCATTAGAAAACGTTTCAGCCTCTATGGACCCGGATGAATTTGAGTCTTTTGCAAAGTACATGGTTGAAGGAATTGAAGAGGTAGTTGACGGAAAAAGACAGAAGATCAATTTCGATGTTCATTTTCAGGGTCAAATTCTCCACTTCTTTAAGCTAATGGCTGAAAACATTGGGTATCAATTTTCAGATGTTTTTCAAGAAGTCGCCGGTTTAAAAGCCAAGGTTCCGGCGACGTTCACGAAGATCAAGGGTCTTTAGCACCGGACATTGATTGGATGATTTGGCGTCTTGTATTGGAGAAAATAGCAACTCTTCAGGAGATTGAAAACCACTGGACCCTCACTGATCTTCTTGATGCTCACGACGCTTTAAATTATCGTGATTATATTATGAGGAAGGCCGAAGACAAAGCCAAGCAAGAGGCCAATAATAGCAGGAGGAAATAGTGGTTATTCGAGACCTTTTGGTTAAGCTAGGCTTTGATGTAGACGAGAATGCGGTTAAAAAAGCCGACGGTTCCATTGCTTCCATTAAAAACGCAGCCCTTGCTCTTACCGGAGTCTTCACCGGTGTAGGGTTTGGGCTGTTTCATCTTGCAGAATCAACAGCTCGTTTTGGCGAGAACATTCTTGAAACGTCTCAGCGCATTGGTTTGGGGGTTGAGGCGTTTCAAAAACTTTCCTTCGCAGCAGCTCAGGCCGGTGTAAAACAAGATGCATTCGTCACCGGGATGACGATTCTCTCCACAAAAATTGCCGAGATTTCTAAGAACAGCAAAAAAACTGACAATGCCTTTTCTCAGCTTGGGCTGACCACTGACCAGTTCAAGAACGCTGAAACAGCAATTGTTTCTTTGGCTGGCAAGTTTTCCAAAATGGAAGACGGCGTTAAAAAGGTGGCAATAGCCAGAGAGCTTTTTGGCCGTGGTGGAGGTTCTTTTATTGCATGGCTGAATGAAGGCACCGAAGCCATGAAGCTTAATATGCAGACCATTGAGGCAATGGGGGCTATTATTGATGAGGCTGGAATAAAAAAGGCTGATCAATTCGGCGATAAAATGGCCGGGTTGACAACTGTTTTCAGAGCTTTCAAAGCCAGACTTGGCCTTGAGCTAATACCTCTTATTGAAAAGCTGCAAGACCAGCTTTCTAAATGGATCCTGAAAAATCAAGCCCTGATAAATCAAAAAATTCAGGAGTGGGGAATACTGGTCGGAGATGCATTCCAGTTTATGTGGGGCATGGGTGAAAAGATTGTCAATGTGTTTTCTTCCGTAAATGACACCCTTGGCGGAACTAAAAATACTCTTAAAATTATATACGAAACGCTGAAGGTCCTGACAACATATTCAATCGTTTCTAGTGTTCTGAATCTTGCGAAGGCTTTGATGGCTTTGAACGTAGCAAGCCTTTTAAATCCTTGGACAGCACTTGCAGTCGGTATAACCGCGGTAGTTACCGCGTTGGGTTTTCTATACAACGATTTTGAAAATGCAAAAAAAGGTGAAGACTCTTTCTTCAATCTGGACACATACAACGCAATTGTAAACGCTTGGAACAACATACTGGACGTGGTGTCTGCTGTAGCAAAGGCATTGACCACTATTTATCGTTTATCTCTTCCGGGAATTGCTGGTCACATTTTTGGCAATGCTACAGACCCTGAAAACCAGATCAGCTACATAGACAGGTTCAAAGCAGACTACGATCTTATTGATTCATTCAGAAGGGGCGCGGCTCAGCCTAATGTTTCAAGAGGAAACAGTGCTATTTCTACAATCAACAACGTTAACAATAAAATCGAAGTGACCGTCCCTCCCGGAACCATGAAAGAGCAGGTCGATTTTATTGCCGAAGAGATCAATAAAGTGTTTGATGAAAAGTGGGACGACATGACCCTATCAACTCAGCAAGTAACTTCTCCGGGGTTTGAATGAGTGTACTAGAACAGGTGAGATTGATTTTCGGGCACGCGCGTACTCAAGTAGGGTATGTCGATATTGACGCGACCATTAAAGAGTCGCACGACAACTCTTGTATTGTGACGGAAAATCCAGTCGAAGCATCACAAGACCCAACAAAATTAGTTAGCCAGATCACCGATCACGTTCAGGTTAAACCGTTTACATTGACACTTGAGGGGATAATCACAGACACCCCGATCTATTTTCCTATTTACGGAAATATTCAGAATTTCATAAACACAGTCGCAGCGTTTGCAGGGACTTCTACAAGATCACGTCAACAGTACGATAACCTTTTGACCCTTCAAAGAAGCCGTGTGCCATTTACTGTGGTGACCAGCCTGACAAAATACAACAACATGATTCTTCAGTCTTTCACTGTGGAGAGAGACAAAGACCGGTCCAATTGTATTTATTTTACCATGAATCTTATTCAGATTCGCCTTGTGGAGTCGCAGACGACCAATCAGGCACCCACAAAACCCGGAATCAAAGACTCAGCAACAAAGATGAAAGACACCGGTCAAAAGACCCCAGAACAACCCACTGCAGCACAGGCTGAAACAACTAACAGAATGATTCTTTTGTCTGGAGCGTTGAGAGACTTTCAGCGTCGCGCCTCTACAATGGGGTCTCTATAATGGCACTCATAATTCCAATTGACGAAACGATTGCTAGATTCAAATTCCGCATGCCGTTGGAAGATGTGTTTTACGTCTTTGAAATAGAGTGGTCTGACGTTGCAGAGGCTTGGTACCTCAACCTATTATCTTCGACCGACGAGCAGCTTGTTGTCGGGGTTAAACTGGTGGTCGATTATGATCTTTTAGGACTATATTCTCAGGCTCTTTTGAATATTCCACAGGGTGTTTTGATGCTCTATGACACAAGTGGAAAAGGATTGGAGTGCGGCAGAGACGATCTAGGGAAAAGATGCCTTCTCATGTACCAGCCTTCGAGTGAGTTGGAGGTTGTTTGAGTCTTCAATATCTACGAGATATTAATGTTATTATTCTTCCGGCTCAAGGTCTGGCAAAGATCATTAGCGGGCTTCGGGTTAAGATTCGTTGCGAGAAAAGCAATGAAGGCAAGACCAATATTGGTAACGTCTATCTGTACAATCTCAACGACGACTCCCGTTCGATGCTAGAAGCCAAGTCTACACGGGTGCAGGTCAATGCTGGGTACTTAGGAATCGATGCTCCGGGGAAATCTGGCTTGTTGGGTTCCGCTGCAGTCTCAGGCTCTTCTGTTGAGCCGGTATTTATCGGCAACATAGTAAAGGTCGAACACAAAAGAGAGCAAGCGGACATCATCACCAAAGTCAAACTTCAGGACGGCGGGAACCATTACAGAAACATTGGTTTTGATAAAGGGTACCCTCCCGGCGTTCGTCTCGTTGATGTCATTGTCGATCTTTCGAATAAAATAGCACTGAACAAGGGCTCATTCGTTGACATTCCCAATTTCAAATATGCCAACGGACTCAGTCTTTCGGGTATGGTAAAAGATCACATGGACATGCTTTGCACCACGTTTCAACTCGAGTGGTCGATTCAGAACGAAACAGTTCAGGTCATTCCTAAGAATCTTGCAATTGGCAGTGAGATAATTATCGTTTCACCAGACACTGGAATGGTTGGGTTTCCCACAAAGACGGACAAGGGAGTGGAGTTTTCAGCTTTGATGAATCCAAAGTTCAGAGTGGGAGCAAGGGTTCAGATTCAAGGGTCTACTGTATTGCCTCCGGGAGTTTTTAAGATCAGAAAAGTGAACCACGAGGGGGACACTTACGAGGGGGATTTTCTTTCAAAGTGCGAATGCACAAGGATGTCAAATGGCTGATATCGTAACCAGCACAATACTTCCAGAGGAAGACTCCCCGCAGGACTTTATTCCGCCTACACTTGCGCAGCTATTAAGCACGACAATGGCGGCAAACAATCTTGCCACATGTGTTGCCAAGCCTGCGCAGGTTATCAATTACAACTACAAAAATCAGAGTGTAACGGTTCAGCCTTATTTTGATGTGAAGTATCGGGATGGAACGGTCAATCGTTCCCCGGTAATTTATAACGTGCCTGTTTGTTTTCAGAGGTCTGAAACTGCTTTTATTTCAATTCCGATTAGTCCGGGAGACAATGTTCTTTTGATCTTTGCTGATAGGTCTTTGGAGAAATGGTTGTCTTCGGGAGATTTTGGAACACCGGACGATTCTCGAAATCATCATATTTCAGACGCGATTGCCATTCCGGGACTGTACCCACTTTCAAAACCCGTGCAAATAAACAATCCCAATGATATTATTGTCTCAAATACAGGGCCTAAAAGCAGAACTGAATTGAGAGTAAAACCCAATGGGCATCTTCAAATTTTGAACCAGCAGGCTGAATTGGTGTCTACAATAGTGAGCTTTATGCAGGCTGTAATAAACAGCGATTCGGTTGGGGCGGCTCAGGCTTTAGCCAAAGCTCAAACGTTTCAGGAGTCTTAAAATGCCTTCATGGAAAATAGATCCTTTGACTGGTGATTTGATGGTTGAAAACAACAATATTGTTTTCACATCTGGTCAGTTGGAAGAGGCCGCTCAGAGCATTCAGTCTCGGCTTAGGACTTTCCGTGGGGAGTGGTTTTTGGACACCAATTTGGGAACACCTTGGTATCAGGAGATTTTAAAAAAGAACCCCAATATGTCTGTGGTGGAGACGGAACTCAGAACCGTGATTATGGAAACCCCTTTTGTTGCTGGACTGAATCAGTTTTCTTTTGAGCTAGATTCAAGATTGAGAACCATGAGTGTTGTCATGCAGGCAAGAATATTGAACGACGACGGAACCCTTGTTGATACGAATATTATCGAGGGCATTCAAGTGGAGGGTGTTTAAATGGCGACTTACGGTTTAACCCTTCAGGGATTCGTGGCAACCCCTTTGGATGCTTACAAGACTTACCTTGAAAACTCATTTCGCTCGGTATTCGGACCCTCGATCAATCTAAACCCAGATCAACCCTTTGGTCAGATGATTGGCATTCTTGCGGCTGCGTTTGCGTCTGAAAGTCAGAAGCAGAAAGACGTTTACGATCAGTTTTATCCATCCTCAGCACGAGGAATCAACCTAGACAACGTTTGTTCGATTACCGGAATCATTCGCAACGGCGCAACCCCATCTTATGGCGAAGTCACTTTGACCGGGACTTTGGGAACAATCATTCCGGCCAATTCCGTGATCTCAGTTTTGAACGATTCCTCGATCACATTTCAGACTGATGAAGCGGCGACTATCGCTGCAGGAACAAACGCCGTTCAGACCGTTTCTTTTTCAGGGGTTCCTGACGCTGGGGCTTTCACTCTAGTCTATGACGGGGAACAGACTGCTTCTATTCCTTTTACAGCCGCAGCCGCGGACGTTCAGACGGCATTGAATAACTTGCCTTCGCTTTCCGGCGTCACAGTGACCGGCACTTTCACCCTTAGTTTTGTGGTTACTTTCGCAGGCGCAGACGGTCAACAGCCTCAAATTTTGATGAATGCCGGAGCGAACACCTTGGAGTCAAGCGCGGTACCGGTAAACGTGAGCGTGTTAAACACGACACCCGGAGTTCTTCCTAACGTGTCTGTCGGCGTGACCGCGGTAACTCCCGGAGCTATTCCTGCTTATAGTGGCACATTGACCGTTATTGAAACACCTGTTGCCGGTTGGACAAGCGTGACTAACGCTCTTGATATGACTTTGGGTAAAGACATTGAGACAGACGCTCAGTTTCGTATTCGTAGACTTGAGACTTTGGCAACAGCCGGAGCCAGCACAATTGATTCCATTCGGGCCAGAATTTTGAACGTTCAAGAAGTGACGTCTTGCCGAGTCTTCGAGAACGATACCGACGTTGTAGACGGTTCAGGTCGTCCTCCGCATTCGTTTGAAGCCGTGGTTGAAGGCGGGGCGAATCAAGATATTGGGGACGCTATCTGGCAGGTCAAGGCAGCGGGAATCGCGACCGACGGGGATATCAACGTCAACGTTTTGGACTCTATGGGACTAACCCATGTGGTCAGCTTTTCCAGACCGAACGATGTGGACATTTATGTAGACGTGGAAATCACAGTCGATTCTGACTTGTTCCCTGACGACGGGGAAGAGGCAATCAAAGAGGCGATTGCGAATTTCGCGCAAACGGCTTTTGGTATTGGAGATGATGTCATCTACTTTGAATTGTTCTGCCCTATTGCAGAAGTCGCCGGGGTTCTTACAGTAGACCTTAATATTTCGACAATCGACCCTCCCGTTGGAACAGCCAATATCGCTATTGCCGATGATGAGAAGTCTCTTTTTGACACTGACAATATCACTGTCACGGTGGTGCCATGATAGATGATAATTACAAAAACGATTACGTCGAGGAAGCTCTAGGCCGTATCACCCAACAGTTTAAGGGAAAACCTTTGGTTGAAGGGTGGATTGCTGCCGTCGTTTTGCCGGTTCAAGATCAAGAGGACCAAAGCTCTCAGCTCATTCGGTTTCGCTGGCTGGATGCAGCTCAAGGAACTCAGCTTGATGGTCTTGGCGAATTGGTTGGAGAGGCCCGAAGGGGTCGCGGGGATAACGAGTATCGTCTTGCGATTCAGGCGAAGATTGCAATCAACAACGCAAAAGGGACCCCAAACGAGACGATCAATATTTTTGCCCTACTCACAGGCTCCAATAAGGTTGAGTTGAGAGAGTATTTTCCGGGCCATGTAGAGCTTTACGGAAACAATGACTATCGTTTCACGATCACAGGTAACGGACCAGATGCCTTTGCTTTTGATGGTGGAATCGACGGGCTTGGATTCGGTTCGGTATTTGATTCAGAAATAGGTGGAGAGTTTGCCGGAGTCACAGCTCGTAACATGGCAAAACTTTATCGTACAATGGACGGAGTTGTTGCAGCGGGAGTTCGAGTCGACTGGCTAGGTCTGATTCCTGACATTCCATTTTCTTTTGATGGAGACCCTGCTGGTTTGGGATTCGGTTCGGTATTTGACGTGACCATCGGTGGAAAATTTGCTAGTTTGATACCCAGAACATAAGGAAATAATAATGGCACAACCAAATTTTACAGAGTGGGCAAACGATCCGGGACCGAATGGCATTGTTGAGCCGTCTACGGAGCGAAAAGAAGTAGGCTGGACGGCCGGTGAAAAACCCCCTGCTGAATTCATGAACTGGATTCAGAACCTTGAATATCTTTGGCAGGAATACACGGTCAATAAGACGGTCAATATTGATCGCGCGTGGCTTCAGTCTGCCGGGACAGCTACTTGGAATGGGTCTACTGGAGATTTAGTTATTTCCGCGTCTCTGAATATTTGGTTTCGGGTCAATACGATTCTTCAAAGAAACTTGTTTTCGGCAGCTACATTAAACTTGGCCGACGGCCAGGTTGTTGTTGTTCGAAGAAACTTAGACACCAGCCCAACTACTTTGTCGGCAGGGTCTTATGGGACCTTGGCTGAAGGCGAATACGCCATTGTCAATGAAGCCTCTTTGACCGCTAACGATCAAGAGAATGAGCTGATTGTTTTCCGACGTAACGGGTCCAACCTTGAAATTCCTTTGAATGGATTTATTTTCCCAACTGGTTCAACGATCAATTTTGGCGAATCGTACACAACCAATTCTTCGATTACTATTGCGGCTTCTCAAGTAACTTCAGGCACGTTTGACAATGCTCGTATTTCACAGGGCAACGTCACTCAGCATCAGGCGGCCCTTGCTATTGCCAGCACACAGTTGACGTACTCTGGATTGACAACCAGCCATGTGTTGCAGGCCACAAGCGCAACAACGGCTGCTTTTCAGGCTTTAACTGGACTGCCTGCATCCGCAATTTCTTCAGGGACTTTTGACAATGCTCGCATTTCGCAGGGCAACGTTACTCAGCATCAGGCGGCTCTAGCAATAGATGCTTCGCAGATAGGAAGCGGAACGCTTCCAGCTACAAGAGGTGGAACTGGGGTTAACGCCGCGACAGGAAGTGGCAGCAGCGTTGTCTTATCAACCAGCCCAACAATTACAGGATTGAATCTTCAAGCCAACCCCAGCGGATATGTTGATCTTGCAACAAATGCAGGGTCTTCAGTTTTTAGACAATATCAATTTACAGGTACCGTTGCCAATTTGTCTTCAGCCAATATCGATTTTCAGGCATCATCTGGGGGAACTGTACAGTGCATCGCTTTCGTCACAATCTATAATGTGAGTTCTACAGAATCTGGTGGATGGGTTGTTATTGGAGGCATGACTAATAACGCGGCAGATCATTCTATCACTACATATGCATCAGATTTTGGGACCCCCGGAGGGATTGCTTTTACATCTCCTGGCAGTGATGTTTTAAGAATGGCAATCTCTAATACAACAGGAGGCACAGCAACATACAGTGTTCTGGCTTTTGTAACTCTAACATAATTTTAGGATAATAAAATGGAACTGAAAATACACGAAGTATATTGTAAGGTTGGAGAAGACGTTCAAGACGCCTGTCATAAGGCCGTTTCAGAACTGAATGCAAACGGCTTTATGGTAAAGAAAACATCATTCGTTTCTGCAAAAGAAGGAGACGAAGAAGGCTCTACTCGTGCTGAAATGCACTATTTTGAAGACCCAAATTTTGTAAAACCAAAACAGGAAGAAGCAAAAAAAGATAAAAAGAAAAAGGGGGAGTAAATGATTGAGGAAGCAAATGTCAATTTATTGAAAGCAGAGAAGGACGCCTTGATTGCATTGATTGACAAAGCGTTGAAAGCTGGCGGCCTAGAGGTTGGGCCACAGGCAGTATATTTGTCTATGAAATTGGAGCAGGCTTTTCAGCCTAAGCAAGTTAAAAAAGATGAATTTAAAAAGGAGGCTGAAGATGCGCTGGCTCCTGAAGTTCCTCAATCTGGATGTGCCCAGTGACGTTACCGAACAAGTGGGAGTCCGTCATCACCGCTTGCTTCACTTTATGGGTCATCTCTTTGGCCTTGGCATGGTTACCGGGGCCTTCGCCCATTTTAAAGTTTTTCCGATTTTGTTTTTGGCTGCCGTCTTTCCTCTTGTGTGGGAGCTTGGCGTTGACGGTCATTTACGACGTATTGTCTCCGGCGTGGAGACTGATGAGGAATTGCTGGACCTCAGATCAGATTTGATTTCGTGGTATGCTGGATTTTTATTGGGCCTTGTTTGTCTTATTTAAGGAGCATTTTATGAGAACGTTTAAATTGGTTCTGTTTTCAATGTTTATTTCCAGCGTTGCGTTTGCTCAGGCAATGCACGCCCCAATAAACGGAGTGACCACAATCACCGCTGTCACTTCGACATCCAGAACCCAGCTACCGTCGTTGGCTTCGGCAGCATGCTCGGTTGTAGCCGTAGCTGCAAACACAGGAGCTGTGTACGTCGGAGGATACACGGTGACTAACGCATCTGGGGCTAATCCGGGAATTAAACTTAACGCTGGGGACGCTTTGAATAACTTGTCCATTCAAAATTCAAACTGGATTTATGTCGCAGCAGACACAGCAAACGACAAAGTTTCTTGGATTTGTAACTAGGGGATTCAATGAAGGCGATTAAAAAACTTTTACTAGGCATTCTTTTTTTGCCAGCTATCGCCTTGGCTGGGTCTGGTTCTCTACAAAGAGCCTCAATCAATGGCGGCGGAATTATTTCGGGAGCCTTGAGTATATTCGCTACAAGTACCGAGGCAGTTCTGGTTGGGAAAGCCGGGGACACTGGCGACGTGTTTGTTGTAGATACCACAAACGGAAGAGTCGGCGTTTCGTCTACTGGAACAATTGCAACTTCTTACGTTCTTGCTGGCAGCACTCTTGCCGCTCAATTGATGCTTCAGGGGAATGTATCTACTCGCGGAGTCATTTCTGTTTTTTCGGATACGTCTACCGTTTTAGGGCAATGGAATATTTTAAAGGCAAGAGGGACACAAGCGTTGCCTACAATTGTGGCCTCTGGTGATATTTTGGGAGCCATGAGCATTTCAGGTTTTGACGGGGTGGATTATGCTCCAGCCGCAACTATTCGATATGAAGTTGATGGAACCCCCGGTAGCAACGACATGCCGGGGATTGTGAAGATTCTGACATCTTTGGACGGAACCCAGACATTGCTGAATAGAATGCAGGTCAATAACGCTGGTCTGGTTGGAATTTCAACCACAGGAAGCGTTCCCACCACTTTCACTATTGCTGGAATAGACACTAGCCCACACCTAACGACTGTTTCAGACTCTTCCAATTTCTATTTTCAGGGAACCTACTCTTCTAACAGCGCGGCCTCTGCATCAGGGCACTTGCAATTAAGAGCTAGAGGAAGCCAGTCCGCGCCAACTATTGTCTTGGACGGAGATCGATTAGGCGGACTTTCAGCACTTGGATTTGACGGAACTGATTGGGCCAATGCAGCTTCAATTTCGTTCGAAGTCGACGGGACTCCGGGCAGCAATGACATGCCGGGAAGTATCGTTCTGTCGACATCCAGAGATTCTACGCAGACCAATTTGGAGAGAATGAG